CCTTACTATCAACATCAATGAACTCAAAGTTATCCTACACGATGTAGAAGAGTGTTGCGAACAGTATGCACTAATGAGCTGGGAAATCAACCCAGAACGAATGGGGCAATAAAATGCCAACGGTACGTAGTCGTTTTTACCAAGTTGATCGAAACAAGGAACACAATATTGTGTGGATTGAGGACGACTGTGACGCAAACGGCGAACCTAAAATGAGCGTTACCAACGATGCCGAAAACGTTGTGACATGGTTCCGTAGCATCTACGGCAACAGTATTCGTATTGTTTACCGCGACACAAACATGGAGTGGTGGGAAATTGTGTGGACACTAGAGCACCACGGTATTGATGTAAGTTTTAAACAGTGGCACGGATTAGAATGGGACATACTGTCTCGAGAGGCTTAATATGACAGAAAAAGTTTATAAAGATTTTTTAAATCGAACACTTGCAATTGACGATTACGTAGTATTCCCTGCCCCGCACGGTGGCGGTATGAAACTTGGTAAGATTGTTAAGTTTACCCCAAAACAAATTCGTGTTGAGTGGTCGTACAAAGCAACTTGGCGGAGTGGTAGTGAAATTTTTACAGATAGCGCACCAAGATACAGCAACCAATGCGTTAAAGTCGAAGGACCGGATCTCACAATGTATTTGCTTTCTGGGGATTACTAATGTCTACTGTATTTTTACTTTCGTGGGACATGACCGGACTCGAATGTGTAGTTAATGTCAGTGAGCTCGAAAAGCAAAAGATGTGGAATACGCTACAAGATAAACCGGCACCAGATATTTTTAATATGGTGAATAGTATTTTAATTCGTGCCAGGTATAATCCACAGCGACATTATGAAGTTTATACTGTAACAGTATCAGATGGAATTACAGAAGATGATTTGCGAGGTATGTTTGAAAACGATCCGCAAACAGCCGCAGATCTGATTCGGGAACGTGGTAACCAAGTTTATAGCGATAGAATTTCAACTAAAACTCAGAGGATTGTATGAACGACAAAGACCCAAAACAAATTTATCAAATTCGTTACACCTTAGGCAAAGAGCAAATCCAAGAATTTTTGGACCAACTTGAAGCTATGCAACACGATTATCTTGAGGCCGCAGTTGAAGCATCTAATTATAAAGATGCCAAATTGGTGATTGACCATGTACGAAATCTCAAGTAAAATACAGTATGACTAAACGTATTGGCTTTTGTTGCAAATGGATTGACCGTCCCGATCAAGTGGACGGTATCGGCGCCAAAGATGATGCTAAACAGTATAATACTGGCACTACGACTATCGCTTGGTTAAATAGACAAACAAGAGATGTTGCAGAGCAAAAACTGTGGGACCTTACAGTACAAAACATTGAAGCAACTCGAAAACTTGTAGAACGTGTAGGAGAGTTGCCAAATGAATTACGTATGGTCCGTATTAGTAGCGATATTCTTCCCGCTTACACTCATCGGGACTGGTCTGCTTTTTATAAGCGAGTGGATGTGCTTGCATTACTTGAACGAGGATTTTCGCAAATCGGCAAAGTGGCTAGAGATAAACAGGTACGCCTTTCTATGCACCCTGGTCAGTTTTGCGTGTTGGCTAGTGCTAATCCTGGGATCGTTGATAACTCAATAGAGGAGTTTGAATATCATGTCGACATGGCACGTTGGATGGACTTTGGCAGAAGTTTCCAAGACTTTAAGATCAACGTCCACATCTCTGGCAAAATGGGACCAGCAGGTATTAGGGAAACCTACAAAAAACTCAGCCCCGAAGCCCGGAATACAATTACGCTCGAAAACGAAGAGAATGCGTGGGGTCTAGATGATTGTCTCAGTCTTAGCGATATTATACCTACTGTTCTTGATATCCATCACCATTGGATTCGAGAAGGGGAGTACTTGGATCCTAATGATGCCCGAGTTGCACGGATTCTTGACAGCTGGCGCGGTATTCGTCCTACATTACATTACTCCGTATCAAGAGAAGATGTCTTGGTTGGGCATACCGAAACCGTTTTGCCCGATATGGCTCAATTGCTAACTGAGGGTTACAAAAAACAAAAGATGAGAGCACACAGTAATTTTTACTGGAACAATGCAGTTAACGAATGGGCATTGGGCTTCTGGTCTAAGTTTGATATACAATGCGAAAGCAAAGCAAAGAATCTTGCTAGTTTTAAACTACTTGAAAAGGCAAAACAGCTAGGACTTGCATAAAACCAACGCCCGCTTTATGCGGGCTTTATTATTTTAGCCATAAATACCTAATAACATAGGTTAAAATGATGAGCACTTTTGCAAACGTATCATTAGGGGTAACCCCAAACGATCACTCAGGAGATGCATTACGCAATGCATTCCAGAAAATTAATGAGAACTTCGCTAACATTGCCAACGGCACAGCGAACATTACAGTTAATGCGCCTGTAAATTCAGTTAATGGACAAACAGGCGATGTTGTACTTACAGTAAACAATGTCTTGGGCGCCGCAAGTTCTGCATATTTAGAAGAATTAGTATCTGCTAGTAATGTGTATGTCGATGGCGTTGCGGCTTCGATAGGAAGCACAAACGTTGCAATTATAAATGCAAATGTTTCGTCACTTGAAACCAGAGTTGGCACTCTTGAAACTGATGTAGCAAATCTACAAAATTCTTCCAATACAAATACATCAGACATTGCAGATCTATATAACGGATTAGATTCGGCGATTGCAAACATTGAAACGCTAACAGCAAATGCCGCAACACAGCACAACACTCTAGTAAATTTTAACACTACACTTACTAACTCTGCATTAAACATCGCAATACTTTCATCGAATGCTGGGGTACAAGCAACATCGATTGCTAATTTGCAAAGTAGTGTTGCTTCGGCTGAAGCATCCATTGCAACATTGTTTGCCAATGCCGCAACGCAAAATGCTACATTGGGTACCGTAAACAATGCAATCGTTACGGCTAACACCAGAATGAAGAGTTATGTAGATAGCCACATCGACTCTATTGCAAATCAAGTTGTTTCAATTAACGATTATATTAACACTAATGCCGCGATACAAGAATCTGCTATTAGTAGTTTAGAGTCCAATTATGCAAGTTTACATAGTGATGTTACTGTATTACAGTCCGGTGTAGCAGGACTACAATCTAATGCAGTAACACAAGAAGGTAGACTTAATACTATTGCTAGTAACTTAGCGGCCGCAAACGTTAAGTATAGAATTCTTGATGCAAACGTGGGCGTTATTACAAGCGAGATTGCAACACTTCAATCTGAGCATATCACATTAACCGATGAAGTAAATTTAAAGGCTAATATTGCAAACCCAACATTAACTGGAACGGTTACAGTAGATGGTACTGTTGTTGCCAATGATTATTACTTCACTGATGAAACAACTATTGATGATGCAATTAATGGTGCAGTGGTAACCGCAAACGTTGCAATGAAAGCATACGTTGATGCCGCAAACAGTTTGCTATCAAATAAGGTAACTGGAGCAAATGCCTCGATTATAACCGCAAACGTTGCAATGAAAGCATACGTTGATGCCGCAGATGCTATACTGTCTAGTAAAGTTACTGGAGCCAATGCGGCTATTGTTACAGCCAATACTGCGGTTGTTAGTTATATTGATTCATCAATTGAAACAGCTAACGTTGATATGATATCAAATATTTCTACAGCTAATACAGCAGTTGTTAGTTATATTAACTCACAAGTATCCACATTAGTTGCAAATGCACAGACTCAACAAACATCAATTAATACACTAACAGCCAACATTGAATCATTAAATGAGTTTGTATCAACTGTGAGATTTACACGATTTGTAGCAACGGCCCCGTTAACTAGCAAAGGTAATGTTGGCGATACAGCTGGTACAGTTGCAATACAAACAGGCGACTTTATTTACATCTGCTATTCAAATTACACAGACGGTACATTTGATATTTGGACTAAACTTCCAACTGTTGGGATAACTTGGTAAGTATACAAAGGATAAAATATGCGAGCCACAGAAATTATTAGAAACTTACTAGATATACTAGACCATGTTGAAGACAAGCAGTCCCAATCAGCGGTAGTTGTTCGGGTTGCCGATGAAGAGTCAGCTAATGACGAGTATGCAAATACTCCAAAAGAAGTAATACGCCCAATTGGGGCCGCATATCCTGCAGGGGACGATGTACACCAAAGTAAAAATCCTGCAGATATAAGAACTAATGCTCCTAGCATGTATCCAAATTACCAGGCGAAATAATATGTCAGCAAATGGAATAGCACACTTAGCAACAAGACAAGCAAGACAAGATGCCAAATTGGCCTTGGCCGCAACTAAACGTGCGGCAGATGGTCGCAGAGCAACATTAGATAAAACAGAATTACCAAATCCTTATAACGGCAATTCAGTTGGTGCAGACGAAAATCCTAATACAGGCGGATTGGCCGAAGGCCGTCCTTGGAAATAATTAATGAGTTATAAAGCACCTACTCCTGGTAGATTTGATGCACGTCAAAATACCACTGATTACGAACACCCGCAAGAGACAAACTTATTATCAGTTGAACGTGCAATGGAATACAGCGCGGCTGGACAGCCCGTGCTTCGTGTTAACAACGTGGGTGGTGTTTCATATAACGAAGCAGGCAATATTTCTGCTAGTTTAGATGCGTTTGGTCGCTTGCGTGTATCAGAACCCTATACACTATTTGATAGTGGATTACGTTACAGTGATAACTCTGCTAAGTGGGACCAGCAAGATACTGGTTCAGCAACATCAACACACTTAGCTAATGAGTCATCTATTTTAATGACTGTGTCGGGCGCAGGTGACGAAGTTATTAGGCAAACTAAACAGGTATTCAGTTATCAACCTGGTAAGAGTTTGTTGGTTCTTAACACTATGGTTATGCACACACCTACAGCGGGACTAAGACAGCGTGTTGGGTATTTCGGACCACAAAATGGTGTGTACTTAGAAGTTGATGGTACTACTATTAATTTGGTTATTAGAAAATATACCAGCGGTTCAGTAGACGACACGTCGGAAAAGATTCCACAAACTTTGTGGAACGGCGATAGATTAGATGGTACCGGTGGCCAACACAACTTATCTGGCGTAACTCTAGACATTACAAAAGCACAAATCTTCTGGATGGATATTGAGTGGTTAGGTGTTGGTAGTGTGCGATGCGGATTTGTAATCAACGGGCAATACGTTGTTAGTCATATATTCCATCATGCTAATATTATGGACAAGGTCTACATGACCACTGCTAGTTTGCCATTGCGTTATGAGTTAACTAGTACCGGTGCCGCAGGCGAAATGCGAGCAATTTGCTCAAGTGTGCTATCAGAAGGCGGTTATGTAAATCGTTCACGCTCTCGTTCTGCTAGTACTGCAATCGCTGGCAAAGCCGTGGCCAACAATGGTTACACTCCATTAATTGCTATTAGACTTAAATCCACTAGACTTGATGCTATTGTTATTCCGTCCAAATACGATGTATATGGCCTAACCAACGCCGCATACAAATACGCAATTATCTACAATCCAACACTAACTGGTGCAAGTTGGGTTGATGCCAATGCCGATAGTTCTGTTGAATATGATTTATCTGCTACCGCTCTTTCGGGTGGTACTGTTTTAGATTCAGGACTGTTCTCTAGTTCCGCTAAAGGCGGTGGTGCTAGCAACTTTGGTGACGTGGACTTTAGTTTACAGCTAGGCAGAACCATTGCCGGAGTTTCGGATATTTTTGTGTTAGCCGCGGTTGCTACAACCAACAATGATAAAGCAGTTGCTACATTGGTTTGGCAAGAACATACTTAACCGAATCTTTTGACATAATTAAAAAATCGTAGTATATTATACCTATAATTCTCGGTAAATACACTTTATGCTATTTGGATACTTCACATTATTGGTTGCATTGATCATTGAAACGGTAGGCGCATACTACAGTATCACTGGTCTGGCCGCTATCTTCTCGGGCGCAGTCCTTCCTATTCTTATCATGGGTGCTAGCCTAGAAGTTGGCAAAGTAACTGCCGCAGTATGGTTAAAGATGTATTGGGAACGAGCATCTATAACATATAAATTATATTTGGTTCCGGCAGTAGCATTTTTAATGGTGCTTACTTCAATGGGTATCTTTGGTTTCTTAAGTAAAGCACACAGCGACCAAGGATTAGTGTCGGGCGATAGTCAAGCAAAGATTGCAATATATGATGAAAAGATCAAAACAGCCAAAGAGAACATTGAGTCTGACCGTAAACAACTTAAACAAATGGATGAAGCGGTGGACCAAATTATGGGTCGATCAACTTCAGAAGAAGGCGCAACCAAGGCAAACAATATACGTAGGGCTCAACAACGGGAACGCGGTGCGTTGGCCAAAGACATTGAAGCCCAACAGAAGATCATTATCCAACTTAACGAAGAGGCGGCGCCACTTCGTGCAGAAAATCGCAAGATCGAAGCGGACGTTGGCCCGATTAAATACATCGCGGCTTTAATTTACGGCGACAATCCGGACGCCAATATTCTTGAACGTGCTGTTCGTTGGGTTATTATTTTAATTGTAGCAGTTTTTGATCCGCTTGCACTTGTGCTAATTCTTGCCGCACAACAAACATTGCGTTGGGCAAAAGACGATAAAGAGGATGCGGATGTTGAATTAATGCACGATACTGTTCCAGTAACTGTAACGCCAATGGACAATCCAATTGCTGAGCCAGCAGAGGAGAAACAATCTAATTGGCCTATAACTAGTGAATTATGGCCGTTTCCATCTTTTAATGAAATTACACCACAGCCAAAAGAGGAATTAGTAGATCGCGAAGACCCAGAACTTAAAGACATGCCTACAACGGAACAGATAGTGTCTTTAAAATCAATGGGCAAGACTGACAAGGATTCAGAGGATATAGCTATTGAGCCTGAGGTAAGCACTCAGCAAACTGAAGAACCTAAAATTCTTGCTATGGGCGTAGACATAGTCGAACGTCCCGGTGATTATTTAACTGAGCAAGAACAAAAAGAAAATCCAGTGGTACCAGCAAAACAATCCACACCAGAAGCCGCACCAGGTCGTAATCGTGGTATTATGAATACACACTTAGTAGCGCAAGCCGACAATTCAGCAGACAACGTAACTGGTAGTGCAACGGGATTTGGAACAGAGTTTCCATCACAACCTAAAAAGGGTGACGTTTATTTAAGGGTGGATTTCTTACCTAACCGTTTGTTTAAGTTTAACGGCGACAAATGGATGGAAATTGACAAAGCACAAACAGATGTGTATGCTTACGAAGAAAAGTATATCAAGTACTTAATTGAACAAATCGACCAAGGAAATTACGATGCTGATACGTTAACGGATATAGAACGTGAACAAATCGCAGAGTACCTAAAGAAAAATGCACAGTAATTTTATAACACCCCCGGATCTAATCGAAACAGTACTAGTAATTGATGCGTCAGAAGAAGACATTAAAAGTCTTGCTGAGTGCATTAAAGTTGTAGGTAAATCCTATAACGTATACTTTTACAATTCAGAAATGAATAATTTTGATTGGCTAACTAAAGTAATTGATCGTTCGGACATTGTCCTGATGCATCAAGAATCTCAAGTCCCGGTACTAAACAAAGTAAAGTTTGGTCCAGACGAAATTTTCAAACAACCAATGGACTATTTCAATAAATAAATTTATGGCTTATAACAACAAAGAAAGAATCATTTGTAAAGGAAACAGCGTTACTGTAATAAACGATAACGTTGAAAAAGCACTTCGTAAATTCAAAAAGAAGGTGCTAGAATCTGGCTTATTACGCGATCTTCGTGACCGCGAGTTTTACGAAAAACCAACAACAGCTAGAAAACGTGCTAAATCTCTTGCCAAGAATCGTTGGAAGAAAAAATTAGCCGCAGAAGCGTTACCAAAACGTCTTTACTAATTTATTATATTTCTCTATAATAAATATTAATGTAGTGCCGATGGTCGGGCTACACACATTGTCATAAACTTGCTTATTAAAGGAGAACTAACATGACACAATTTACTCTTCACACCCTTGATTTACCTACCTTACATCGTCATGCTATTGGCTTTGACCGTATGTTTGAGGAATTGAATCGCACATTTGCTAGCGGTAAATCGGATAACTATCCCCCGTACAACATTGCAAAACTAGACGAAAACCATTTTATTGTTGAAGTGGCGGTCGCTGGTTTTGAAGAAACTGAACTCGACATTGAGTTGAAGGACGGGATCCTTTTGGTTAAAGGAGAAAAGGAAAAGAAAGAAACTGAAGTTGAATATCAACACAAGGGAATTTCTACCCGAAACTTTACCCGTTCATTTACTCTCGGCGAAAATGTTGAAGTACGTGGCGCAACTGTAAAAAATGGTATTTTGGCTGTAGCTCTAGAACTTATTGTTCCGGACGAAAAGAAGGCTAAAAAAATCGAAATTACATTTGCAAAATAAGTACAACTAGTGTACAATAAAGGGAAGAACAACTTCCCTTTATTTTTATTATGAGTGAAAAAGTAATGCCTAGAACAAAAACAGACGCCACTGTGCGTCCTAGAATTGAACCAAAACTTAACATTCCGGAGCCCCCGAATTATAGGGTGATCTACGTCAATGACGAAACTACTACACAAGAGTTTGTTATTGAAACGCTCAAGATTATCTTCCACTATGATGAAGGCGGTGCTGAGGCAATTACCATGCGTGTTCACGAAGAAGGTTCGGCTGTAGTAGCAGTATTGCCATATGAACTAGCTGAACAAAAAGGAATCGAAGTTACACTACTTGCACGTAACAATGGATTCCCTCTGCAGGTTAAAATCGAAATGGACCAATGACACACCAAGAATACCTAGCCCGACTTCGGGCTATAGGCAATGACGTAACAAAAGATCGCGAGACGTCTAGAAGATTCTTAAAAGGTCTTGGTTTACTTAAAACTACACGGATCTTAGAAGGCGAAGAACGCAAACAAGTTGAAACTATGTTACGTTTACTTGGTCCCGGAGAGGATTCGAATAATCAAAGATTCTGGACAACAGAATGGGTAGTAGGGGACAAAACATATCAACACACTACCGGTGAGGGAGTGGACGAATTATGCGAGATTACCGAAGATGATATTTAACAAAATCAAAGAACTTAAAACAGAAGGCAAGCGAGTAGGCATCACATTTAGTACATTTGATATGCTACATGCAGGCCACGTAGCAATGTTAAGCGAAGCTAAAAATCATTGCGACTATCTTATTTGCGGACTACAAACAGATCCTACTATTGATCGCCCAGACTCTAAGAATCCGCCTGTGCAAAGTATTGTAGAACGTCAAATACAATTAGCGGCTTGTCGTTATGTTGATGAAGTTGTTGTTTACAGTACAGAACAAGACTTAGTAGACTTGTTGCTTATTTTGCCACTCGATGTACGTATCCTGGGGGTTGAATATCAAGACAAGGACTTTACTGGTCGCCACGAATGTGCTATGAGAGGAATTGAGTTAGTGTTTAACGGGCGCGACCATAGCTTTTCTAGCTCTAGTTTGCGTAAGCGTGTTGCCCATGCCGAAACAGAGCGACTACTTAAAAACGAACCAGACCCGGAAAAAGAATTCCAGTCTGGTACAAGATTTGATCACACTTTCTACAACGGTAACTATCGCTGAGGTTTAAATGGATGTCATGCTTGACCTAGAAACACTAGGTACACGACCCGACTGTGTTATTTTAACACTTGGTGCAGTAAAATTTGATCCATACAGTATTGAACGCGAGCCCGGGCCCGGCTTATATCTACGCCCCGATGTGGATGAACAAATCGCTCGGGGCCGAGAGGTCCAAGACGATACTTTGTTGTGGTGGACACAACAAAATGAAGAAGTTCGCGAAGAAGCATTGGGCACAGAAGGTCGGGTCCCGGTTGAGCAATTATACAAAGATTTAAATCGCTTTTTAGTGGGTGTAAATAATATATGGGCACAAGGTCCTGTATTTGATATTGCTATCTTAGAAAACTTATACAGACAATATGGATGGCCTACTCCGTGGCAGTTTTGGCAAATTCGTGATAGTCGTACATTATTTGGTGTACACGGCGATCCTCGAAAGAAAGGCGAGTTGTTACATAATGCGTTAGCAGATTGTGTAAGCCAAGCAGAAGCGGTGCAAACAATATATCATAGATTAGAAATTGAGAAACGATAATGCAAATTATATTCAACAAAGACGCCGCAGACCAATTGCAAGATACACATACTGTACTTGAATTGGAAACATTTGATGTCGAAGGACAAACACTACACGCATTTTGTGTTGTTCCAGCAGATAAGATTCCATTAACAGAGTTTTCACAATTATCTGTATATAAACAGTTTCATACTGCGTTTGTGGATGCATTAAGGAAAAAAGACCGCAAACTTTGCGAAGATTTAGCTGAGCATTTAATGGGCAAGTTCGGCGGCGAATTAGACACGTTTTATGAAGAAATCTTAAAAAGATTTGCTTTAGAACAAGAAAAACATACCACTTAATAACAACTCTGGTTTCTGTTAAATATAAACAGGAGCTAGAGTGATGATAAGAACTATAATAAAGACTTTAGCGATTGGTGCCGCTCTGGCACCATTAGTCGCTTCCGCGGGGCAACTAGACTATCAGTTTAATAGTCCTAGTTTCAATGGTGCTGGTTACGGTACCTATGCCCTAACAATTAAACAACTACAAGACCAAGCAAAAGCAAACAACGAGGCTAAAGCTCAAGCAATTGAGCAAGCCGCTATTTCGGCGGCCGCAAATACCCCGCAAGCTCAATTTGTTGCTAACTTGCAAAGTCGTATCTATAGCCAATTGGCATTAAACATTACTAATACATTGTTTGGTGCCACTGGACAACCAAGTTGCGGTAATAACTGTGGCGGCACAATGGATGTTGGTGGTAATACAATTACTTGGTCATTAAACAATGCAAGTAACACTATTAACATTCGTATTGTAAACAATAACAATCCAAACCAATATACTAATATGACTGTTCCTATTGGAACGTTTGCGTTTTAAGGAATAGACTATGAAGAAATTATTGACAAGTCTGGCTGTTGTTGCACTACTAAGCGGTTGTGCTACTAGCTCAGCGATCAAAGAAAAGTTAAAGAGTGAGCAGTTTGATGCTCCTAAGATTACAGAACCAACTTATTTACAAAAGAACACAATGAAGCCGCCAGCTGGCGGCCCTATCCCTGTTGCTGTTTACAGTTTTGCTGATAAAACAGGACAGCGTAAATATTCGCAAGGATATGCTAACTTTTCGACTGCGGTTACACAAGGTGCAGAAGGATACGTTATTAAGGCATTACAAGATGCCGGCGATGGTCGTTGGTTCCGTGTTGTTGAACGTGTAGGTTTAGAAAACTTAATTAAAGAACGTCAAATGATTCGCCAAATGCGCGAAGCATATCAAGGCAAAGACGCTCAAGCATTGCCGGCAATGATTTTTGCTGGGGTAATCGTCGAAGGTGGCATTATTGGTTATGATAGCAATAATGTAACCGGAGGTGCTGGTGTTAGTGTGTTTGGTATTGGTGCAACAACACAATATCAATCCGACACAGTAACAATCAATATTCGTACAGTTAGTGTAAGCACAGGTGAAGTTTTAACAAACGTAACCATTACAAAAACAGTACTGAGTTATATGGATAAAATGACTTTAATGCGCTGGTTTAACAATGGCACCGACACTCTTGAAACAGAAGTTGGTGGCAGTATAAACGAGAGTATTAACAAAGCGGTAGATATTGCAATCCAAGCCGCAGTCGTACAAACAATCAACGAAGGAGCACGTAAGAACCATTGGTCTTTTAAAGAAGACAAACCTGCACCTGAGCTAGACTCAAAAGGGGATAAAAAGTAAGATAATAATAAAAGGAACTGAGCGAGGAACAATAACTCGAACTTACTAAAAAATGAATAAAACAATTATAGGAGCTATTGTAAGCGTACTGTTTTCTGTAGGTGCAGAAGCAGTTGTAGCACAAACAACAGCCACTGGTCCAAATCTAGTGTATATCCAACAAGTTGGCAGTAGTAATACGATTACTATCGAACAAGTAGGCGGGACAAACCGTGTGGGTGGTATAACAAACACAACCTCTACTGTAGTTGATGCTAGTGGTATTACAACCCTAACACCTGCGGCACCTAGTGCTACTAATTACGGGACAATTACTGGTTCAACTAACCTTCTTGCTATGGTACAACATGGCAATAACAATAGTGCCCAATATAACATTCAAGGTGGCCATACATCGTACACAAGTACAGTAACCGGTGATGACAATAAAACTACATTAACCATTGGCGATCAAAACCATGCTACAAATGATTATAACACTATCAATGAAACAATTACTGGTGATACCAATCTTGTAATTACAAACATTGTTGGTGGATATAACAGTTTAACGACTGCAATAACTGGCAGTTCAAACCAAATTACGCAAGATATTAAAACATCACATGGTACTGTTAACAATACTGTAAACGGTAGCAACAACGTGTTTAATATTCAACAAACAGATACAGCAGGAGCAAACGGTCATAACTTAGTGTTAGCTACGTCTGGTAATTACAACAGTATTACCACACAACAACAAGGTACTAACGATACCACCCTTAATGTGAATACCAATGGTAACAATAACACAATTACCATTCGTTCAAGCAGTAGCGCAATCGTTGGACCAATGACCGCTATAGCGAGATAAACAATGAGAGTTCTGTTGGCGGTCTTGATAAGTCTGACCGTCAACTTCTCTTGGGCCGACATTGGTACTGTTAGCGATTCTAGTAGTGCCGCATGTTCAATTGAGCGTAACAAGCAGAAGTTAGGCGGTACAAAAGGCGCAGGTGTTCAGAGCAATGACACCTACGTCACTACTTCGTGCCAGGCTCATATATTATTCAAAGACGAAACAAAAGTAAAAGTAACAGAAAATAGTCGTTTACTAATAGACGATTTTGTTTACGATCCAAAGAAATCCGATGCTGGTAAACTTGCATTAAAGGTTGGCATGGGCACCGTACGTTATGCTAGTGGGCAAATTGCTAAGAACAATCCGCAACAAGTAGCAGTTAATACACCAACTGCATCAATTGCTGTTCGTGGTACCGATTTTAGTATGACTGTAGATGAAGCAGGACAAAGTCTGGTTGTACTGTTACCAAGTTGTAAAGATGAAAAAGATATAAAGCAGTACGAGCTACAGGAAAACATTTGTGCAGTCGGAACCATTGAAGTTTCTACAGCCAATGGTAAAGTGATATTGGATCAACCATTTCACGGAACATTTGTATCTAGCACAACATTGCCACCAACTCCTCCTAGAATATTAAACACCGTTGAGGGTAATATTAACAACAATTTAATTATTGTTAAGCCTGTTGAAATCCAACGTGCAGTCAAGGACCAAGCTAGGACCAAGCAAGAAAAAGATAATGATCAATTTGAAGCAGATGCGGCAGCAAGTTTTGCAAAAGCACAGCAAGCTCGCCAAGAAGCCGAAGAAGCATTATTACGTAAAATGCGAGGAAACGGTGAAGATACAACTTGTGATGCTAGTAAGAATATTTGTGTCAGGTGGCAAAATCCGGACCAAGCTGATATAACCATGCGAGGACAAGGCGTTGCATATAGAAGTAACCAAGACCATTATGCCGAGGTCAAAACAATAGGTGCTGACTCAAATACATTTATTTCTATTACACACAATGATGCTCCTGCTACAATGGTTATCGGTGATCCAAGTAGTATTCTTAATACTGTTTACATTAAACAGAACACCGGAATAGCAAGGTTACGATAATGAAAAAAATATTCTTACTTCTATTACTGCTATGTTCAGGTGCGTTTGCCCAAACTGGTTACAATGCTATTGCCACTGCTTATGTAACTACAACTATTAGCCAGAACGTTGTATTCAATGGTGCAATGCAACAAGGCGGTACATTTACATTCAGTGTGTTAGCACACAATGGCGGTGGCCGAGCAGGACAGTCAGACACAGCAAACGTAAAGATACAGTTTTATACAGCAGGCGGTGTGCTAGTAACTAGTGCTAACTCATCTTACTCTGCTAACTTACCAAATCCTAATGCTGTATGCGGAAACCCTTGTATTGATACCGCAGTACCTTGGTCAACATTAACAACTAGCGCAACACTAACTGCGGCACAAGCCGCAACTGTGGCCTACGCCAAAATTAGTATGTATGGCATTGATGGAAGTTATTGGGCAGGTGATTATGGTCCTTGGTACCGTGCGCCCACTTTTCAGTACAATGGCGGCTCGAACTTAGCATATAACCCAGAGTTTGGGCCATACAACGGTATAACAGCACAAGGTTGGACAAGTAGTCCCGGATTTGGTGCATGTCAGGGAGCATGGGGCGGTAGCAATGCCTGTATTGTAAACAGCGACGGCGTTCCTGGATCTAGCACAGTTGGTCTAGTTGCTAACGCCAATGGTGGCGGTCCCGATCCCAACGGTGGTACAACAAGCGGTACTGCTGGCGGATATAATAATACTATGACAGTAACGGATGCTGGCACCGGTGCAACAGCCGGATCACCTGCACCAGCGCCTGCTCCAGCATTGTGCTGTGGCGGTAGTGCGGCACCGTTTAATGCAAATCCAGCAAATGTATATCTAGTAAATCAATACATGAATAGAACCAGCGCCGACACACAAGTGTATATTCAACAAGTTGGTGACGGCAACAAAATAACAGTTTTACAATCCGGAACAAAGAATAATTATGCTAATTACTACGGCAACGGGTCTAATAACACTATTAACATAGAACAAAAGGCATTAAACAGTACGCAATTAAATTACGCTACTGTTACTGTAAATGGTAGCACAAATACTGTTGATATTAAACAAAGAACTAGTAATGAAACAAGTGCATTCGGAAAAGGTACATTTTCAACCATCTCTGGCAATAACAATAACTTATCAGTTGACCAGCAGAATAGCGGAAGCCATTACGCAGAAATAGGTCTTAGCGGTGGGAACAAAACTGTAAGTGTATCTCAAGCAGGTTCTGCGGGACACTTAGCTAGTATACAACTAAGTGGTAATCCTACAAACTTATCTCTACAACAAACAGGCGCAACACAAAACTTTTACTCTATACAATTCAACTGTGCTACAGCTGGTGGTTGCGCGGCAATCACGGTACAGCAAGGTAATTAAATAGGTTAAATAATACTATGGGATAGTATCGAGGTACCTATGAAAATTAATTACAAAAAAATTTTAGTCAGTCCGTGGACAGCATTGCTAACACTAGCACTAGTTGTTGGTATAAGAGTAGCAGATCCTACGTTTGTAGAAAGTGTACGTCTACGATATTTTGACACACTTATTACAGCTAGTGAACCAACAGAAAATAATATTGTTACAGTTAACATTGACGAAGCCGCACTAAACAAGTACGGGCAATATCCTTTTCCGCGTGGAACATACGCAAAGATAATCGAAGACTTATATAACCGTAATGCAGGTCTTGTTGTGTTTAACGTTGTTATGTCTGAACAAGATCGATTTGGGCAAGACTCACAACTATCACAAACACTAAAACAATATCCTGTTATACTTCCTAACGTTCCTGCACAACAAACTAAGAACACGCCCAAGGCACCTGGTAGTGCTGTTATCGGTGCCGACTTCTTAGACCAGATTGTTCAGTATCCTGGACTTATTGCTAATACACCGTTACTAGAAAACAATGCATATGGTGTAGGAACAGTAAATGTATTACCAGAAGTTGATGGTGTTAACAGACGTTTGCCGTTGATTGTTAGCGTTGACGGTAAACTATATCCTAGCCTATCAATGGAAACATTACGTGCCGCCGCAGGCGACACAACATTCCAAGTTAAACTAAATGAGAATGGTGTGGAGAAAATGCGTATTCCTAAATTTGGTCCTGTTACTACAGATAACTTAGGACGCATTTGGGTAGACTGGTCTCAAAAGAACAAATCTTATAGCGTTACAGATTTGCCTAAAGATTTACATGGTGCGATTGTTATTGTAGGTTTAAGTGCTGCCGGACTTGGTAACCCTGTACCTACTAGTATTGGTAGTGTATGGCCACAAGATATGCAGGCGGCTGCGATTGGTACAATGATTAATGGTGTTGTGATTCAAAGACCAGACTGGGCAGATGGTGCAGAAATATTAACCATCCTTGTATTAGGTCTTATTATTATTGGAATGTCGAGGTGGACTTATGTTGGTATTGGTATTACTATTGCTGGTATCGCTTCCTGCGTTGTTGCTAGTCGCTGGGGTTACAGTGAATGGAGAATCTTGGGAGACGCGACGGCAAGCACAGCTGGTCTTGTGCTCGTGGCTCTTCATACTTATGGGGTTAAGTTTGTAAGCGAGTTCTTACAGAAGCAAGCAATTAAGAAACAGTTTGCTGGATACTGTTCTAAAGAAGTAGTAGAGATGTTACAAAAAGATCCAGACTTAATCAAACGTGGTGTACGTAAAGACGTATCGGTTATGTTTAGTGACTTGCGTGGCTTTACTCCAATCGGTGAACACTATGGTGATGACGTTGCCGGACTAGGCAAGTACATGAACGGATATATGGATGCTATTAGTAAGCCTATTATGGACAATAAGGGTATGGTTATTAAGTATGTAGGTGACGCCAGTATGCACATACACGGTGCTCCTATTGAAGATCCTAACCATGCTCGCACTATTGTTGCTGTTGGCTTACAAATGCTAGACGCAGTTGACGCTTATACTAAAGAAATGGAAGCACAAGGTTTACCACCTGCGGCAATGGGTTGGGGTTGTAACACTGGTATTGGTTTCATTGGTGAAATGGGATCAACTGATAGACATAGTTACGACATCTTAGGTGATATGGTTTCAACAGCCGCACGTTTAGAAGCACGTTGTAAAGCATACGGTGTATTGTGTATCATCGGCGCTGAAACATACAATCGCACTAAAGATGATTTCTTCTACTTAATGATTGACAACTTACAACCTAAGGGCAAGAGTGTAGCAGATTTAATCTATACAGCACTACGTCCTAATGGGCAAGATTGGAGCAAAGACTTAGTAAAGTACAATGAGATGCAATCTTTGTATAAGTCTAAAAAGTTTGACGAAGCTGCCGAAATGTGTAAGAAATTAAAAGGCACATTTGGTGGACAAATGGACAAGTACTACAAGATTTGGATTGAACGTTGTGACTTTATGAAGCAACAAGATTTACCAAATAATTGGAATGGCGAATTTATCGCCCACGAAAAATAACTTTACAAAAATGTACACAGAGTATATAATAGATCTATGGGTAAAATCTTTTCTTTATTGGTATTATCTTCCTTACTTTATAGCTGGCAACCAGCCGCCGCCCAATCTGTGTCTGTTACCGCAACAAGCTGGCTTGTGGCAGACGGCACCGGCAAAACAATCGACAGCGTAAATGCCGACGAAGAACGTAGCATTGCTAGTATTACTAAATTAATGACAGCAATGGTGGTCTTAGATGCTAACCAGGACCTGAGCGAAAAAATTGGGCAGTATACTAGAGAAGATTTATTGCAAATGATGCTAATTAAGTCTGACAACCATGCGGCAGAAAAATTGTGTTCTAATTATCCTAGTGGCAGAGTTGGGTGCATTACTGCAATGAATCACAAAGCACACGACTTGGGATTACAACACACAAGATTTGCTGATGCAAGTGGTCTTAACATTATGAACATTAGTACTGCAAATGATTTAGTTCACATGGTCATGGAAGCTAGCAAATATAAAGAAATTGTTAAAGCATCAAATACTTCACAAGCTAATGTGAATGCAGGTTACAAAAAGAAGAAAAAGCGTTATTTTTCTTTTTATAATACAAACCCCTTGGTTGCTAAACACGATTTTATTGTAAGTAAGACTGGTTACATTCGTGCATCCGGTGGTTGCATTGTTATGATGCTTGATACAAAAATAGGACAACGAATTGTTGTCCTATTGAATAGTAAGAATACTAAAACTCGTATTCCCGAAGCATTTAAGTTAGCACAGGCCTATTAACCTTCGCCACTAGCGGCGGCCTTGTCGTCTTCTGAACGATCCTTCTTGGGTTTAGCAACAGGCTTATCATCCATGCGTACAGCCTTATCAAATTGCTTTGCGGCTTCACGCTCAACTTTAACTTGTTCCATAACACGATCAGATTCAATGATCTTGCCACGCAAGTGCAATACTGTATTAACTTTTTGATTCAACCTTATCAAATCATTATCCAACATACGGATACGATCAATTAGCGCAATCAACACAGTATTAGCTTCGCTGATAACTGGCTTAACTTCTTTTGTGCTCCACTCCCACACATACTTGATAATGTAACCCATTCCGACTGCCATAACAATCGGGAAGCCATATTTGTTAACTAACTCTACAACATCCATTATTTGTCCTTTTGTTGTTCAACGCCATCAACGATGAACTTCTCAATTGGATCTATTTTAATTAACATCTGACGACCATTGATGTTTGTAAACTTAAAATAGTCTCCGTTTTTCCAACCTAACTTATCTGTGTTAAGTTCTCCGTCGAGTTTAATACCACTGGGGCTAAGGTCCCAATCATAATCGAAATACAACATATTAATGCCTTTGTATCAATTCGCTTAATCTATCTGCACAGCTACGTATATCTTCACTCAATTGACCAGGTTGGCCGAAAGTCTTTTCTAGTGTACGTGCTATATTGTGCAGTCGAATTACATCGTCACTTAGTAACGATAATTCAATCTCACTAAATTTAGTCTCTTCTTGCGTCATTTTTACCATCCGCTCTAGCGATACGATCTGTATCGGGTTTTAAACCAAGCGCATTAGACACAATAGTGTCAATACGTATAACATCATGGTTCATTGTTTTTACACGGTTGTCTAGCGCAGTAATAATACCGGCCATGCCCTTGATAGATCCAAGTACACCTTGTAATAGTAGTTTAATGGTTAGGTAAACAAAGTAACCGCCGGCAAATGCGACAGCAACAGGGAAGCCGAGATCCCCTATTATTTTGAATACATCATTCATGCTAGCTCCTCGAAATTCTTATTATTATGAAGTATTTATCGAGCTAATCTGTATTTGACGTCGTTGTAATCAATAAGTGGGTTGTTAATTATTTTTGCAAAATTGTCAACTAGCTCGTTAACAATCAACTGTTTAAAGGTGCCGTAGAACCATTCAAAGTTGTAGTCTAGTACATACTGCATCTCTTGGTACATTGCATTCAACTCGCTTGCAGACATTTGACTTAGTCTACGAACTTCGTTTACAATTTTTACTATGCGTTTATCGTTGTCTATTTCAGTATCGTAACTTTCGTCTATCCATCTATCGAATGTTTTAAAACCGTAACGTTTAAGGTATGCTAAGTTATTCGGAGCACCGACTAAGAAAAACGGTCTTCTAGTAACAATAGGCTTAAACACTTTTTCAGTTAGGTGCAACTTTTGATCGTAAAAGACTGTTTCGGTTACTAAATGAAATAACCCTTGTGAAAGGACATCTAAGTCAATGTTAGCACTTAATGTACCAGTCGGTGTTTCAGTGTCAATGACAAATGGATCGGCATTTAGTAAATGTGTTAGTACCAACTTTTTGCTATCACTGGACAGTAAACAATTAGGTGAGAACAACTCTTGTTTAATAGCATTTTGGTTAACAGGTAAACTTATGTATCCATCTAACTTGTGGTCAAGTAACCTTGCAACCAGGTTTAAACGGTAACTTCGCTTTTCCGTATATAAGTTATTAAACGTAATAAATACTTTATTGAAATTTCTAATAGGCGGTTGATACTGTGCATTACGGTACCAATCGAGCGAAGCAAAACCATGAAAAAAGTAGTACCAGTCCTTGAGTGATGTACCTTTTAAAAGAACGTCTTTCTCTTGACTGTGCTCAGAATTAGCAAACAACAAAAATTGATTAGGATCATTTACTAATTTGCTTGCATACTCAATACGTTCATTTTCCTTACTATTAAACAATAGGGAAAAGTCTTTTGAGTATATGGGTTCTTGATCGTAGAACACCGCAAACGAATCGTTCTTGAATTTTGGAATGCCCTTACTAAAATTTTTAGCTTTAACAGAACCAAAATCATCGAAGTAAAAGTAACCTATGTCAGCGGGATCTAATAAATTTTTGTAAATTATATCGTAGAATTTTTCCAAGGAGAACATTTTGAAAGTAGGCTTTATAGGTATCGGTAAGTTAGGACTAGCGTGTGCTGAGGTTATGTCCGAACAGCACGAAGTAACTGGTTATGATATTTACCCCAAAACCAGCGACAAGATTAGAATTTCTGATTCTCTCCGTGGAGCAGTAGCAGGACAGGACATTGTGTTTGTTGCAGTACAGACACCACATGATCCCAAGTATGGTGGGGAGAAACCCATCTCGCATTTATCAAATGTTGACTTTAATTACAGCATAGTTGAAAAGGTTTTAGAAGAAGTTAACGTATGGGCAAGTCCCGAACAATTAGTTGTATTAATTAGTACAGTTCTCCCGGGCACAACAAGGGAAAGGTTACGACCGTTAATAACAAATGCACGTTTCATTTACAACCCTTACTTGATTGCAATGGGTAGTGTTGAGTGGGACATGGTAAATCCGGAGATGGTTATTATTGGAACTGAGGACGGATCACTAACTGGCGATGCAAAAGAACTAATTGACTTTTATAAGCCACTAATGAAAAACAATCCACGCTATGAGGTTGGCACGTGGGACGAAGCAGAGTGCATCAAGGTCTTCTACAACACATTTATCAGTGCCAAGATAGGCTTGGTAAACATGATCCAGGATGTTGCAATTAAACAAGGCAACATCGATGTTGATGTAGTAACATCCGCTCTTGCGAAATCAAGTATGCGGATTATGGGACCTAAATATATGACAGCGGGTCTAGGTGATGCGGGCCCCTGCCACCCACGTGACAATATTGCATTGCGATATCTAGCAGAGAAACTAGATTTAGGGTATGATTTATTTGATGCTATTATGGGCGCACGAGAAGTTCAAGCACGTAATATGGCAAAATGTTTAGCAATAGAATCTGAGAAAGCAGGCAAGCTATCGGTTTATATACACGGTAAAGCATACAAACCCGATGTTGCGTATTTAGAAGGTAGTTACAGTTTATTAGTGGGCTATTACTTAGAAAATGACTTTGGCATTCAACCTATGTACATTGACCCATTAACAGAGGATACAACACCAACTGAAGTTCGGGGTGTTGTATTGCTGGCTCACAACAAACGAATCACATACGGATACGCTGGTGTTAATGATGAGCAAGGACTATATTGCAAAATTGCCGACGGTAGTGTTATAGTAGACCCATGGAGACAATTTGTAACAGACAACAAAAATATCAAAGTAGTTCACTATGGTAACACTAGAGTACAGTAAATATCAACTCACACCTTTCTGGGCAAATCGTCCAGAAAGTTTTAAAGGATTAGAATATATTCAGGAAGAGTTTAACGATCAAGTTAGCTTAGAATATTGGAGAAGCCTTGGATACCCTGAGAAGTTCACAGGGGATATGTGCGATATGCGTAGTCCACAGCCAGTATGGAACGAACGCATAATTAAACAATTTCAAAGATATGGATGGAAAGACATTGGTACTAGCTATTATAGAATGGGCCCAGGTACTATACTACCAATGCACAAAGACTTGTATATTAAATATATCAATTTGTTTAACTTACAAGGTAAAGAAGAAACCATACATAGAGCCATTATATTTTTAGAAGACTGGCAGTCTGGACATTATTTAGAAATAGGTAGCGATGTTATTACTAAATGGTCAGCCGGTGCAGTTGTTGAATGGCAATACGACACACCACATATGGCGGCTAATTTAGGCATCACACCAAGGTATACACTTCAAGTCACAGGACACATATGATATCAAGTTATAATGAATGGGATAAGTTAAAACGTGTAGTAGTTGGTCGCGCCGACAAAGCAAACTGGCCAGTAAACGATCCGGTATATCGAAAAGAAGCAGAAAATAGTTTATGGAAAGAAACCCCTGCACCTAGCGGGCCTGTGCCACAGTGGATAATCGACGAGACAGAAGAAGACCTTCATAATTTATGTCAGACTTTAGTTAGTCTTGGCGTTGAAGTTGTAAGACCGGATCCTCTAAATTTCCAAGCGCACGACGGCTTATATAATTACTGCCCGCGTGACAGATTATTAATTTATGGAAACACCGTAGTGGATACTGCTATGATGTATCCGTGTCGGGACATGGAATATCAGTGCTACTTAGATATATTACAGGATGCTAAACAAATTTTAACAATGCCAAGGAAACAAGGCATGGTACTTGACGCCGCCAACGTACTACGATTAAACGATAGTATGTTAATGTTAGAATCTGCTAGCGGAAATCGAGAAGCATACAATTGGCTATGTGATAAATTTCCTAACGTAAATATTGAGTTATGTAATTTTTACAGCGGAGTACATATTGATAGTACTGTAGTTCCGTTGAGGGAAGGTCTTGTGTTACTAAATGGCACCAGGGTCGACGAAAATAATTGTCCCAAGGTATTTAAAAATTGGAAAAAAATTTACATCAATGATGTAGTACCACAGAGTTTTTACCAATATCCGTATGCTAGCAAATGGATTGCATTGAATATGTTAATTGTTGATCCTGAGACTATTATCATTGATAAAAATCAAACGGAATTAATAAAAGCATTAGAATCTTGGAAATTTACAGTCATCCCGCAAGAATTACGACATAGTCGTACATTGGGTGGTGGTTTCCATTGTGCGACATTAGATTTATTGCGAGAAAGTAATAAATAACTTTATTATGTCATTTGAGCAATATACCGACGCAGTTTTATCTGCATTAAAATCTAATTCCAGAGCTGACGAAGCTATAGCCCGCAAACAAGAAATTCTTGACGGCGTGTATCGCGTTGAGAATTTAAGTCCTGTGTCTGTATTATTTGTCGGCTTCAATCCAGCAATTATGAGCTGTAAAGCTAAGAACATTGCAGTAACAGAAATTAGCGAAAATGCACGTGACTATCTGAGCCAGCATAACGTACCGTTTACTTACATTGATTCTAATACGCTACGTGATCATGTAAAACAATTCCAGTGTGTGGTTGCAATGGATGAGTATTTTACGTTTGCAGATAGTGACTTAGACCAGCAAGACAAGATTTCAAAAATATGTAGTCTGGCCACAGCGTTTGTTATAAGTACAGTTAGGGACTATAAGAACCAAGACTTTAAGGAACGTGAGTTTAGTATTCCGGCACTAGTTAAAGATTCTGATATGCACTTGTTTTTAGAATCACACGACTGGGACCAAAAAGATCGTACACGTTGGAACACAATGGTGTATGAAATTAATCGAAATACAAATAACATGGTGCCATACGGTCCGTTTGATAGACGTACTATGTTCTTCAAACAACTAGCAAAATTCAGCATTGATGCTGGTGCAGTAAACTTTTTAGTCCATAAAAATTTAATGTATAAGAGCTTAATCAAAAAGAACTACGAACATGTAGTTAGCATTCAATTCGAGTAAAATGGATATAGATCAACACGTAAACCAAATAGTTCAAAACATAGTATCCGAAATTACAACCAAGGTACAAGCACAAGCCTCGGATGCTATTACTAAGAAAGTCAATGAAGTTATTAGCGCAGTTGACTACACTTCAATTATTGCTGACAAAATTAATCAGCAAATTGTGCAGAAGTTAAGTCAGTTACCAATTGACGCAAAAGCAATCGAAGGTACGTTAACAAAGCGTGTAGATGAACTAGCACAAAGTTTATACAACACAGTACAGAAGAAGTCTGTAGATATTGTTAACAATGCAATTAACGGATACGTTAAAAATATTGACTTTAATCAATTAAGTAAGACGACGCTATTGCTAGCATTAGAAAACCAAGAGTTTAAATATCCAAATAATGCTATTCCTCCAGAGGCTGTGCAGAAGAATGGCTTTATACTAAGCGGTGATAACATTGTTGGCGGAATTATTACTAAGTTTGGTTCCACTGGTATTGATGACAAAGCAACGCTGTGTCAATTAACTGTAATGGATGAGGTTACAGTAGTAGAGAATAATTTACTAACCAAAGACCTTACTGTTAAGGGTTCTGCCACAATCGAAGGCGATTTAAATGTTACCGGGCGTGTAGATCCACAAAGCGAATTTTATAAAACATTAATATCAAGCACAACCGACCGTGTACGTAGTAGTTTAGACCAATCTATTTTTGAGCAATATTCAAATCTAATCTTTGAAAAGATTAAAGTTCACGGCATCGATTTAGATAAACTATCTGTCAATGGGCAAGATGTTGTAACAGGTAATGCATTAGGTCAAGGTATTATTAATAGCAATTTAACTAAGTTGGGTACATTACGTGATCTAACAGTTAACGGCGAAACGTTCCTGGGACAAACAATTTATATTTCTGCAAAACGTGTGGGTATTAACACAATTGAACCTACACAAGCATTAAGCGTATGGGACCAGGAAATTGAAGTGGGAGTGGGTAAGTTGTCGCACAACACCGCTGTTATTGGAACTCCTCGTAACCAACCACTGGTGTTAAGTAGCAATGGTAAAAACAACTTAACAATATTACCCGAAGGCGGTGTTAGTGTTGATACAATTACTGTTGGCAAGATGACTATTACTACAAGCGACAGGCCACCTAATAGTGATCAACCTAAGGGAACTATTGTATTCAATGAAAATCCTAGTTTGGGCGGCCCTCTAGGTTGGGTTTCGCTGGGTGGCGCACGTTGGGCCAATTTTGGAATTATTGATTAAAGTACTTCACAAACTCTGATTTAAAATAATCACCATACCAATCTGTAGACATCATTACATTGTAGTTGTGTTCACAGATTGGTTTTATTTTGTCTAGTATTTCTTCTTGTGGTTGTGATTGCAGAAAGTTAACCTGATTTGACACAGCATCAAAACGTTCGTAATAGTCGGGTATATTATCATACGATTCGTCAATGACTGAGTCGAACGTTTTAAATCCCAATGCACGTAGATTTTTAAGTTGGTATTGGCCGCCATACATTACAAATAAACGTTTGGCAACAATTGGTTTAACTGTCTTCTCTGTGTAAAAACTATAGTGGTTATCAAAGTTTGTTTCTGCAACAATAGTATAAGCTGTTTGGTTATAAACAGTTAACGGTATAATTTGACTTATACTCATTCTATGTCCGTGGTACGGAACACGGTCAACAGTCCACTCAATTTTTTTGTCAATTATTAGTCCATCAGATTCCCATATCCATAAATTGGGGTTGCTAAAGTTACACGAAGTATCGCCTAGGTATGTAACAATATTTTGATCTTTGTCTATTCTAGAATATGCAACATCTCGGTGATACTTTTTTCTACCAAGCAATGCATCAAAATATTTAGGCTTAGTTGCATATGGCTGTAAAACCGACAATGTATCAGGTTTTACATATTTGTAGAAATGTACTGTAGTAGTGAACCAGTCAAAGAATTTGTGTACGGTACAGTTCTTAACTTTATAATTTAATTCTCCGCAGATAAAATAAACCAACTTATCTTTATCATTGCGTTCCACAAACTCTAACGTTCGTGCATGTAACTCGCTCATTAGAATTAAAATATGATCGCAATGTTTTTCTAAGTCTTGCACTAAGGTATCAAAATTTGGATCCACTGGGTACGGCATTTGTAAACATGCCACCTTGCAGTTATGCTTACTTGATGCAAATTGATTTACATCAGTATAGATGCATACTGACTCAGTTAAGGCACAAGAGTTAAAATGGAATTGAAAAAGGGCATTTGTAGCCTGAGTTACAAATGCCCCTGTTAACGAAGTTGACACGTTACTTGGTAGCGGTCTTCTTTGCTTTTACAGCTGGTTTCTTAGCTGGCGCTTTTTTAGCGGCTGGTTTCTTAGCTGGAGCCTTGGCTTTCGCTGGGGCTTTTGCTTTTGCAGGTTTTTCCTCAGCGACTGTTACAGCCTCTGGGACTACATCTGCAATCGGTTGTGCATTAACAGCCTCTACCTTATATGGGGCAGGTGCTTCTTCAGCTACAGTTTCAACCTTCTTTGGTTTGAAAATTAAGTAGCCTGCGATACCGACTACGATTAAACCTAAAATAATTTCCATTCTTGTTCTCCTTGCAAGTTTATTGAATGTACAGTTTATTTACTACGTATAGAATCAACTAAAAATATTTTGTCCGAAATAGTGTTCTTTTGGGTAAACTAGGTATATAACTATGTTGCACCGCAACATAAATTAATGTATACTATGAAACATAGTAAAACACAGAGTGCCGCATAGGGCGGGCTCAGTGACTAGTAAACTCGCTTAATTAAGGAGAAAATATGTTTACACTTGACACAACCATTGACGCAATCCAAACTGGTAAGAAAACTTTCGTTAACACAGTTTTTGCACAAAACGAAAAAATCGCTAAAGCTCTAAACGAATTTGTTGATGCACAAACAGCATACACAAAGAGCGCAGTTAAGGCTGGTACAGATGTTGCCGCTAAGTTGGGCACAGAAGTAACTAAGCTAACACAAGAAGCAACTAAGTTTGACTATACAAAAGCATACAGCGACATTGCAAAGAACTTTTCTTTTGCTAAAACTAAGTAATACCTAAGTATTACAAATAATAACCCGTCTAAATGGCGGGTTTTTTGTTGACCAAAAAAGACGTTTCTGGTTATAATACACACATGAAGAAACTTATCGCACTCACAATCGTTTTAGCTATTGCAGGTACCGTTCACGCCAAAGGTGGTGGTGGCGGCGGCGGACATGGAGGTGGAGGTGGTCACGCTAGTTCTAGCGGACATGCTAGCTCGGGTGGTGCCAAAGGTGGATCTGTAAGCAAAGGGTCTACAGCGGCTCCTGCAAAGTCTGCACCTGCTCCCGCAGAGCCTGCTAAAAGTTCTAGCTGGTTTCCCTGGTTTGGTGGTGGTTCACATGGTAGTTCTACCCAAAAGAAATGTGACCCAAAAACTGACAAGGACTGCAAATGAAAAACGCAACCGTGCGCCCAGGCGTTAACGAATTCGAAGCTATCCAAGTTGGTGAGTACATGAGTGCCCGCCACCCTAATGTGCATTACACAATGACCCCGGGCAATAATTGCGTTTGGGTTTACTTTGGGAGCCAAAATTGGTACTTTATCTTTAGGGACGGCAAAATCGCCGATGTGCAAATAGATTAAAAAGTAGTACTTTAGTACTACATTTTTCGGTTGACCAAAAAAGATATTTCGGTTATAATACTTGTATTGTAGTTAAAAAGGAGTTCAAAAATGGGTTTCGAATCAGTTGTGTTGAATAAAGTTGCAGACGAGCTCGGCACCGATGCTAAAGCATCTTTCACCTACGGTACGTTGTTTGTTAACTGCACCGAAGCAGAAGCAGGCAAAGTGTTTGCCCGTTTGACCCGAGATATGTTTGGCAAAGTGCAAGTTTCTAAGAGCCCACGCTCGCCGGAATACGCATTTGATTTTGTTGCATAAAAACAACACTAAAAACGGTTGCCCAGAAATGGGCGATATTGTATAATACTTGTATTGTTAAACAAAACGGAGCAGAACAAATGGCTTACATTTCCGCAGAAGACGTCAAAGCAATTCGCACAGAACTCAAGCAAGCCTTCCCAAAATGGAAGTTTGGTGTACGCAAAGGCTCTGGTAGCTTGTCAGTTGATGTTACTGTCCTCCAAGGTGACATTGACTTTATCGAATCTTACTGCTCTAAAGACATTGACGAAGGTCAAGCTCAGTGGGTCCGCAAAGACCGCTCTATCCAAATTAACCAATACTGGATTGCTGATCACTGGAAACACGACGAAGCCGCACGTGATGCTCTGCTCAAGATCAATGAGATCATGCACAATGCCCCCGGCCGTGCTGGCGGTAAGGTTTATTTTGACGAATCAGACGCAATGACAGATTACTTCCACACCGCGTTCTACACTCACTTGAATATTGGTGCTTGGAACAAACCTTACGCATTGGCAAAATAATGAAAGCATTTATCGAGACCACCCAATGGGATGATGGCAAAAGTTATCATCACGTATACTGGATGGATGATGGGAAGAACAGAATGTATGCGTATGCCAAATGGGGTAACCCAAATGAAACGCATACATTCAAGAAGCCTATCCAAATCGACACTCGAGGTCGTAAGTTTGAAGAAGTACGCAATATCTATGGTTGGGTTGATGCTGGTGGTACTATAACAGTAAACCCAACTTGGGAAATTGCAGGCAGTAAAGGGTCAACATATACTGTAGAAAAGGTGGGGTCTACATATACTTGTTCGTGCCCGGGGTTTAAGTTTAGAGGGTCCTGTCGTCATGCCCAAGAAGTACAAGAGTCAGACGTGCAGGTTGTTAGTTAATGATGTTTAATATATAATAGGATATCATGAGCATTTTATTTTTAAAAGCGAGACCAATGGTGCCATTTGATGCTTACAACCCTAAGCACCGCGAATACTATCTCGAGTTTGTTAAGTACAAGACTTGGGGTAAGTGTCCTGTGCGGTTTATGGCTGATGGCTTGTATGGTGATTTGGTAACGCATATTAATCGAAAGATGTTGGACTATTATATCCATTCAGAGTTCAATTATGAAAACAAAGATACGAATACCTACGTCACATCCGTCACCTCGGGCCCATCGGGTCCTGTTCGACCAGAACAGTCCGTTCAAGCCAAAGGTCGAACAAAACGAAAAGCGAAAGTTCCAGCGTAACCCTAAACATCGTAACCAAGGAGAAAAATGATGTCTAATCGTGTAGAAGCAATGGCCAATGAAGCCGTGTATGTGTTGCAGTTTAACACTCGTGAGGCTGTTCGCTATGTGATGCGTAACGCTCAGGCAGACGAGAAGACTGCCCAATCTGCTATTAAACAGGCAACAACTTTTCACAAACGCCCACAACAAGATCCATGGCGTACCGTTACAGTCTAATTCTTTGTTTATGTTTGGTAGGTTGCGGGACAACGCAACCATACCAGCCCATTAGGTCAGTAAATGTGTCCGGGCCATACAACAATTACGACATCGAGCAGTATGCACGTAAACTTACTGTAGCCGATTGTCCAATGATTGATCATCATGTGGCGTTTGCAGAGGATCAATTAAGAATGCGTGGCATTTTTAATCGTAGTCCCGAAACACTAAATGAATCTGATCGCTTGTTTAATACAAGTGCTAAGAAAATCATTTGGGGTTTGCGGATTGGTTGTAATAATCCTACCAGGTATGCAGTAAAATGAAACGAGTGTTGTTAGCTAGTTTATGTCTAGCATCCGCGTTAGCCAATGCTGAATGTTATGTAAGAACAACTACAACCATTTCGCGTTCTGCTTTGCTAGTTGAGCCTACCGATTTTCAACAAATTGTTTCGCCTGACACAAAAGGTGTCAAGTGTGCAATTCGCTATCGTGTCAACGTTGATGGTGAGTGGGAAACAGTAGAGGGTGTGGGTGTGCATAATGATTCTGGGGTAGCATGTGCCAAGGCAATTAAATTGGATAATGCAGTAGTACTAAAAGAACCAACCAGAGACATTGTAAAAGCAGACCAACAAATGGTGTGCAGTGACTTGCCTGATATTCGAGTTAGGCCAGTCCGTGTTGGTGAGAAGATTTGGGAAAGCGAAACGGATTTGCACAGAAATCCAAATGAACGCAAGTATTTTGTTTACAAGAATACAAAGTGCCGTATGTTTACAGAACGCGAAACCAAGAATGGTAACTTACAAACCTACCAAGGTGTTATTTGCAAAGCAGATACCAATTCACCTAAATGGATTGTTGTTGACAAGTATTGATAATGGTTGTATAATTTGATTAACTTAACTACCGAAAGGTGAAAAATGAAAAAGCTCTTTAGTATTGTTGCAGTAACCAGCATCCTGACAGCGTGTGGCACAACCGGTTCCAATGATGCGTATTACAAACGTGCCCAAGCCGAGACTGAACGTCAAGACCGTGCGGCAGAGCAAGCTATTAGCAAAGCCCCAGAGTGGATGTTTAAGTTGCCTAAGAGCCCCTCCGCAGTTTACGAAAACGGTACAGCTATTAGCTCGGACTTTGCAATGGCAGATATGAAAGCCAAGACTATTGCCTACGCTAAGATTTGTACAGCCGCTGGCGGCAAGGTTCGCAGTCAGACTAAAGTGTATCGCCAAGATTCTGATACTAGTTCAACAGAAGCTAGCGAAATGGCAATCCGTAACATCTGTCCAGATATTGACATCACTGGTGTCGAAACTGTAGAAATGAAGCACATTGCAGAAGCTGGTAGAATCCGTACTTACGTTCTTGTAGCACTACCAATCGGTAACGCAAACACATTACGTAAAGAAGCTGATGCACGTGATGAACGTAAAGCCGCTAAAGCCCGTGTCCCTGACGCATTTAAGGAACTAGATGCAGTAACTAAAGGACAACCTGTACCCGAAGTTAAAGCAGATCCTAAATTGCCCCATGACACTATTAGTGATCAAGGTGTAAAAAGCAAGGTACAAGCCGCAATTGAGCGTGGCAATGCAGTTATTATGACAGAAACAGTTCGTTAAAACTGTATATAATGCCCTCCTAAGGTACATTTAAATACCTTAGCGAGGGCATTTTTATGGCTAGACCAAATCCGATCCGCAGTATAATGGAACAACCGTTACCTAGTATAACGTATCAACGTCGAAAATTATTTCGCCCCGATTACGCAGATGTGGATTATGCGTATAACATCATTAACAAATATGTATTTGATGGCGTATTAAAAAAGCCCACTATCCGGTTAAAAACAATACGCAAAGCATGGGGCATGTGCCATTGGATGCCAACTGAACAAGCTCGAGGGACGTATTGTAAAATCGATATAATGGATAAATGGTTTTGTCCACAGTGGTTTATGAATACTCTTGCACACGAAATGATACATCAGTATCAGTGGGATATTTATAGATGGGACCATATGGATTATTATGGTCGTCCGATGTTTGAAGGGTCCGGAGCACACGGGCCTTCCTTTTTTATGTGGCGAGAACAATTTGACCACTATGGATTATATTTAAAAACGTGGTTTGGACAAAAGCGTTGGTTCCGTCATCAATGCTTTACAAAGTGCTAATTTTCTGTTAAACTAATTCAATGACAATGTGTTATCACCCATGGGTGGGCTTAGACATCAGCCCCCAAGGAGAATTTAAGCCCTGTTGCAAATACCGAGATGTGCTAGGAACTACATTCGATGAATACGAAAACAATCCTTCACTTGTACAACTACGGGATGACTTTCTAAATAATCGTAAGCCAGACGGTTGCGCTCGCTGTTGGCGAGACGAAGATGCACGACTTCCTAGTAAGCGTACACTAGATAACGAGTACGTGTTTGAGAATAAGCCAGTAGCATTAGATAAACTAAAGGTAGTATCAGTAGCATTAGGCAATACTTGTAACCTTGCTTGCCGTATATGTAGCAGTTACCCTAGTAGCCGCTGGGGAGCCGAAGCAGAGAAGTTAGTTCAATTCTTTCCAGATACAAAGGTATGGAAACATAACAAGTTCTACAAAGATGAAGAATTCTTGCGCCAATTTAAAGAACGCACAACAGATGTTATACGTATAGAGATACCCGGTGGTGAACCGTTTTATGCAGACAGCGAGCCACACTACGAGTTGTTAATACATCTATTAGAACATAATCCCGAACAGATCACGTTACACTACACAACAAACGTAACAAAATTTCCTAGTCGTGAAATGATTAACATCTGGAGACGATTTAAAAAAGTTGACATCCAGATGAGTATTGACGGAATCCGTGACCAGTTTAGTTATAATCGTTGGCCTGCTAAGTGGTCCAATGTTTTGCTTAACATAGGCCGGTATCAACAATTACAACGAGAAGAAGAAAACATACAAACAAGTATTAGCCATAGCGTAAGCGTGTTTACCGTTTACCAACTTCCGGAATTTTTAGATTGGTGTGAAGCCCAGAAGCTACCAGAACCGTATTTGGGACTAGTCTCAAATCCTTTACACTACAGCGTTACAGTTTTTCCAAAAGATAGTAAAGTAAAATTGGTTAAACATTTGTTGAAGAATCCAAAATGTGGTGGGATTGCTCGAGCCATAATGGCTAAAGACGATAGTAATCAACTTGACAATTTAGCAAAATACCTTAAAATACTAGATAAGCAAAGAGAACAATCCTTTGCTGAAACATTTCCAGAAACATTTCAACTATTAGGTGATGAATGCCAAACTTTGTACCAACTGTACTAGAAAAAACGTCCAACGGTGAACGTGCTTACGACATTTATAGTCGATTGCTTAAAGACCGTATTGTAATGCTAGACACTGATGTTAACGAACACAGCGCCAGCCTCATTATTGCACAAATGCTTTTTCTAGAAAGTGAGAATCCTAATGCCGACATCCTCTTTTACATCAACTCACCTGGTGGACTCGTCACTGCTGGCTTGGCAATCTATGATACTATGCAGTTCATTAAGCCTGATGTTTCTACCATTGTATTGGGCCAAGCCTGCTCTATGGGAAGTTTCCTTGCCAACGCAGGAGCCCCAGGCAAACGACTAGTCCTGCCCGAATCGCGTACAATGATTCACCGTGTTAGTTCCGGTACGCCGGGAACTAAAGGTAGCGTTCATGTACAAGAATTACAATTTGAGGATGCTAAACGCACCTTTGAAGAAAGTCAACGCATTAATAAACGCCTCACTGAGTTGTATGTTAAGCACAACACAAAGGGCAAAACATACGATGAACTCTTTAGTGACATGAAGTTTGACACTTTCTTGTCTGCCCAAGAAGCTGTTGAGTATGGACTTGCTGACCAAGTTGTTGAAAAGCGTTAAAGAACGCTTCTTAACCTGGCACACTGGATTAGACACACAAACTCGCGAATACCAAGAGTGGGAACAAAGTGTTGTTAACCGTCGAGCTGATTATGTGGATACTTTCTTTTATGGATTTACCCACATAATCGCGTTAGACTACTACAAAGTCTATTCTAACCCAGATCCATTTTACGGGCATACACCCACATATGACTTCTTGTCCTACATGTATCCTAATCGAGAGGGCAGTACAGATAGATGCTACTATCATATTTTTCGGGGCAATTGGGAAAACGATAGATTTTACATAACAGATTTTGGTTGTGGGGATCAATTGTTTGTAGGAACAAATAGCGCAGAGGATGCAGTACAATTAGCATTAAGGTATGCATAGTGATATGGTTTTAGCAAGAAGTAAACGAGGTTGGGAGTACCCACAAGACGGGCATTGTAACGTTGCAGTTGATAACGAAGGCATCACTTGGTATTTGCTTGACTGTAGATATGCGTTTGGTGATTGGATCGAAACACACGATAACAAACTATGGCGTATGCAAGGTATGCCACATCGTGCTAGATATTGGGTACACGAAAAACTAATGAGTCTTATACTATTAAAAGGTTGCTAGTGGCAGTTTTTGATATTACACCAATTGTAGTCGGCATTGATGACCGTACAGATCCGTATGCCCGCCCAGATCGTTTCAAAAACATAATGTATCTAGTAGACTGGCTCAAAGAAAACATCGGCGAGTATTACGGTACCGGCGAAGATCATACTACACCCGATGATGTACAGAATAACAGTGGCACTTCTGTGATTCGAATCGGCAACGGGTGGCAAATTGAACGTGACTGGAAGGGGGACCCAAACGGCTATGTAGAAGTTTGGTGGAAACTTGATATCACTGACGATGTTAAAGCATCATTTTTTGCACTCAGATGGTTACATTGACTCAGTAGAAACCATGAGAGAATGTTGCGCCGCAACATAAATACTAGTACAATCACTAGTATAAGGAAAAAGCGATGCAACTAATGAAATGGATCAAAAGTCTGTTTACAGCACCGTCTCAACAGGATGAGTTAGACGCTTATGTAGCCAGCAAAAACCCAAGCACCACAGCAGAAGTAGAACACTGGGTCCGCCAGTATGATCTACACCAACGGAAAGAGTGGGCACTATGAAAAAGTTTTTAAACGCAGTATGCGATTTTTTTGTAGCCTGGGGAGAATATAGACATGCACAAGCAAAGAAAAATCAATACCGTTGGTACTGATCTAAGTACCGGTGAAAAAATTGCATGGGCCATTCTTATAACTGAAATACTCTATCTGTTCATAGCAAGATGATTACCTGTAGAGTTTTACCAGCACACGAAACACGCCGTTACGAGTACTTTCTTAAAGAGCGCGGGATGGATACACGTAGTATGTATTTTGGCTATCCTGCACCCGAAGAGCAAATTACTA